AGAGCAAGAAATAGAATTGAACGTGCAAAAATTGAAATGCACGAATGGCTTGAATCTTTAAATGATGATGATTCTTTTACAACTACAATGATGAAGGTTTATACAGATGTTCAGGCTGTAGGAAATGGATATCTTGAGATTGGAAGAACAACTCGTGGAGAGATTGGCTATGTAGGACATATTCCAGCAACAACAATGCGTGTTCGTAGATTGCGTGATGGATATGTTCAAATTATTGGAAGTAAAGTTGTATATTTTAGAAATTTTGGGGCAAAAAATGCTAATCCAGTTACGTCTGATCCAAGGCCTAATGAGATTATACACTTTAAACAGTATTCGCCTTTAAATACTTTTTATGGTGTCCCAGATATCATGTCGGCAATAAACTCGCTCCATGGAGACCAATTAGCGTCACAATATAACATTGACTACTTTAGCAATAAGGCTGTCCCTCGTTATGTTGTGACACTAAAGGGTGCTCGTCTATCTGCTGATGCTGAAGATAAGATGTTTAGATTTTTGCAGACTGGGCTTAAGGGCCAATCACACAGAACTCTGTATATTCCGCTTCCTGGAGATAGCGATAGTAATAAAGTTGAATTCAAGATGGAGCCAATCGAGAATGGTGTCCAAGAAGGCTCGTTTGAAAAATATCGCAAGCAAAATCGTGATGATGTTTTAATTGCACATCAGGTCCCGTTATCAAAAATAGGTGGAGGAGATTCTGGATCAATTGCAGCAGCATTAGCGCAAGATCGTACATTTAAAGAACAAGTCTCTAGGCCAGCACAAAGAGAATTAGAAAAAATTATTAACAAGATAGTTAAGGAAAAAACAGATGTTCTTGTCTTAAAATTTAAAGAACTAACCCTTACAGACGAAATCGCTCAATCTCAAATATTAGAAAGATATGTCAAAACTCAGGTTATGCTTCCAAATGAGGCTAGATCTGTTCTTGGATTACCCCAGAGGGAAGGAGGAGATGAGCCGTTTAGCCCTAAGCCAGAAGATAATTCAGAAAGGGCTAGGGATGGAGAAAGACTAAACAATCAGTCCGATGGAGAAGCCACAATTAGTGGAAGAAATCCAAAGGGAGAGGGAAGATCAACTTCTTAGTTATCCACAACCTTATACACAATTTATTAACATTTGTGTAAAAAAGGCTCTATAATATATACTAGTATGACTATATCTAAAGCCCATTGGGATACCGATGGAGAATCAGTAAGGCTTTCCCTTCCATTTGCGAAGGTTGATAAGGAGAGACGTATCGTCTCTGGCTTTGCATCTCTTGATAACATTGATAAGCAAGGCGATATAGTTACCGCAGAGGCATCAATGAAAGCATTTTCAAAGTTTCGTGGAAACATTCGTGAAATGCATCAGCCACTAGCGGTTGGCAAAATGGTTAACTTTAAAGAAGATAGATATTTTGATCCAGAATCTAAAAAGTTTTATTCTGGAGTTTTTGTGTCAGCATATGTTTCTAAGGGTGCACAAGATACATGGGAAAAAGTTTTGGACGGTACATTAACAGGATTTTCAATTGGTGGAAGAATGAATAAATGGGATGATGGTTATGATGAGAAGTCAGATTCCACAATTAGAATTATTAAAGATTATGATCTTGTTGAATTATCATTAGTAGACTCACCAGCAAATCAATTTGCAAACATTATGCATGTAGAAAAAGTTGATGGTATTGAAGTTGTTAAAGGTCAAGATGTTGCGCTTGAAAATGTTTTTTACGATGAGGAATCTGGACTAGTTATGGTTTCAGATGAAGAATCAGTTACAAGTCCAGTGACTGGTAATACGATGAAGAATATAGGTTTCGTTGAAAAAGAAGACAACGAAAAAATGGATATAGTCAAATTCTTAGTAGATAGTGCTAAAGGCATTGATGCTAAGATTAACAAGGAGGATAATCCTATGGCAAAAAAGACAAAGACTGAAGAAGTCGAAGTTATTAAGTCAGAAGAGATCGCTCCAGAGGCAGATGCCGTAGTTGAAACTCCTGTTGCAGAAGTTGCTGAAAAGTCTGAAGAGGCTCCAGTTACTGAAGAAGTTGCACAGACTGAAGAAGTAGTCGAAAAGGCTGAAGAAACAGTTGAAGCACTAGCAGCAGAAGTTGCTACAGAAGTATCTAAATCAGATGAAGCGATTGTTGAAGCAGTTGCAGAAATCAAGAATACAATTACATCAGCCTTTAGCGATTTAGTTGAAACTGTAAAATCTTTGCAGGCAGAAGTAGAAATGCTTAAGTCTACAAAGGTTGATACAGCAGCAGTAAAGAGTTCACTTGATGCAGTCGCCAAAGACATTGCTGCAACAGTTGAACAAGTAGATAAGTTTGGTAAGCGAGTTGATGCAGTAGAAGCAGATACCGCTTTCCGAAAGTCTGGCGATCTAGGCGAGATCGTACAGGAACAACCAGAAATGGTTGAAAAATCCCTATGGGGCGGACGTTTCCTCAAAACAGCCGACTTATTTAATTAAGTAATCACTTAGGAGGTGACAATATGTCGGAAGAGATTAAGAAAAACCAGCCAGGAGAAACTGGCGAACTAGGCGGAACAGCACCAGGTCTTTATCAAGGTCAAGGCGCTTTTGCTTCAGGTGGTGTTGGTGGTGTAACAGATCCAGGTGCAGATACACTTGGTAACATCCCAAATGCTAACTTTGGAGTAACCACTGGTCCTAATGCCGTAAATCCTTCGGGTGATGCTGCAAGCGGAATTTTACGTCCTGAACAGGCACGTCGTTTTATCGATTATGTTTGGGATGCAACCATTCTTGCTCAAGATGGTCGTCGTGTGACCATGAGAGCAAACAGTATGGAACTAGAGAAGATTAACGTTGGTGAGCGTGTTATTCGTGCTGCTGCTCAGGCAGTTGGTAACTACACAAACACTGGTGCTACATTCTCAAAGGTAGAACTTACAACCAAGAAAATTCGTCTTGATTGGGAAGTTTCTGCTGAAGCACTTGAAGACAATGTCGAAGGAGGTGCATTGGAAGATCATCTCGTTCGCTTGATGACCAATGCTTTTGCTAACGATATTGAGGATCTTGCTATCAATGGAGATGGAACAACAGGTCCATTCCTTTCAATCATGCCTGGCTTCATCAAGAAGCACAAGGACAATGGAGATTCACATGAAGCAGCCGTAACAGTTGCTGACAACGCATGGACTCCAGAAAAGATGCAGGAAATTATCCTTGCAATGCCACGTAAGTATCGTGCACTTAAGAATAATCTTAAGTTCTATGCAGGTACAGATGCATTCGCAGGTATCGTTAAGAATAACGGTACATTGTCTGATGCAATCGCTGAGGCACTTGGCAAGAATGGTAATACCTATGCAAATACACAGGCATACCTTGATGGTCAAGGCCAAACATTCGGTGGAGCACGTACAACTCGTGTTCTCGGAATTGATGTCCAAGAAGTTCCTTACTACCCTGAAGGATATGTCGATTTGACATTCCCACAGAACCGTGTATGGGGCTTCCAGCGTGATATCGTCGTCAACCGTGAATATGTTGCTAAGAAGGACACAATTGAATATACTGTGTTCGTTCGCTTCGGTATTCAATGGGAAGAAGAAGACGCTATTGCATGGGCAGACGCTGCTGCAGATGCATAATCTGTAATCAGTAACCTTTGAGAGGGGGCAGGGGCTAGTTCTCCTCCCCCTCTTAATCTTTAGTATTCTGTTATAATAGTCACATAGGAGGTAAAATAATGGAAGAAAATAATTTTAATAATGAGACACCAGTAGAAAATTTTGTTGCTCCAGAGGCTCCAGTAGAAGCACCAATTGTTGATGAGGCAGTTGTGGACGCTCCTATGCCAGAAACAAAGGTGGAAGAGGTAGCAGCAGAAAATAATTTTGAGGCTTCAGTAACTGAGGCTGCAGAAACTACAGATGCAATTACTACATCAGACTTTGCTAGAGGATCAAATACAGCACAGGCTGTTGGACAGGTTGCCAACGGTGTGATTGGAGTAACACATGTAGAGCGCAAGGTTGAAAAGCCATCTACTGTTGTTAAGAAATCAAATAAAACAGTTGCCATTCATTCTACAAAGAATGTAAGTTGGTCTGGAGTCGGCAAGGTATATCGTGGATATAACATTGTTACACCAGAGCAAGCAGAAAAGTGGTTAGAGCGTAGCCATATTAGACTCGCTACTCCAGAAGAAGTAGCCAAGGAGTTTGGTCGCTAAATGCAAATTCTGAGAGTACCGCCATATAATTTAAGTGTAACTTTAGATGTTGGATCTGTATCCACAGAATATGATTATACTATTACAGATATGGCGGACTCTTCAGTTGTAGAGGGTTCAATTACTTCTAATGCAAGTTCAAAAGTTGTAATACCACTATCTTCAAAATATGATACAGAATATAAAATAGAAATTGACGGAGATGAATATTTTATTGATGTAGTTCGTCCATACATCAATCCAAATGATCACGGAACTACAGCCAGTGAAGTTTTAACTTATGCTTCTAATGAAGAATTAGCCAGAGCAATTATAGACTCTGTATGTGATGTAGAATTTTATTACAAGAAAAAAATAATTCAAACAACAGGTCAAGGCACAGATTATCTTCCTATTTGGGTAGATGCTAAAAAAGTTTTAAAGGTTTATGAAAATAATGTATTGCTTTATGATGCAGATGATTTAGAAAATTCTGTTTCAGCATTTGAGATTATTCCAGATGGATCTGCAATCACTATGACATTTAATGATGCAATAAATAGAGATGAGTCTGCTCGTATTTTATTGCCAGCCTCACCAACAGATATTACAGAACTTGATTATTCTGCACGAGGATTTCCAAAAACATGGGACTATACGGTTGTTTTAGAAGTAGGATATAGCAAGGTGCCATCTGATATTGTAAGGGCAACAGAGTTACTTATTCATGACATCGATTGTGGTAAGTTAGATTATTATAAGCGCTATATTGGTGCCTATAATACAGATCAATTTAGAATTCAGTTTGATAGAGCAGTATTTGAAGGTACTGGCAATTTAATTGTAGACAAGATACTTGATAAATATCGCAAACCGATTGAGTTCGTCGGGGTACTATAATGGTTATATGCGAAACTCCAGACTTCGCATTTCCTATGCAAGCAGACGTATATCACCCAATTGTTGAGCAGGGCGCATATGGAAATGTTAAAAAGACTTGGATACTAGACAGAACAATTGCATGTTCGTTCACTTCAGCAGGAACAGCATTTAAAGAAGAGGTAACTCCAAATATTAATATTACGCAAGATAAATTGTTACTTGGAAGATGTAAAACAGATATAAGAATATCTAGTCTTGAAGCAAGAAATTCTGTAACCAATGTTATCATCACAAATATTAAAGACAAAAATTGTAATGAAATTTATTTAGAAACCTCTGGACCACGTGCAGGAAAGTCTACAATATTTGAAATAGCAACACAAGATCCATTTACGGGACCATTTGGAAATGTAGAGTATTATAAACTTGTTCTTCGCAGATCTGAAAATCAGGCGGTAGATGTATGAGAGTTGTATTCAACAACACTGCATTTCGTAAAGACATGAAAAACATTATAGATTATTCTGTTGGATATGTTGAGGGAATTCAAGGCGGTAAAAAAGCATTCTTGAATACTATTGGACTAGAAACAGTAGAACTAATGAAAGAGTATATAGATTCAAATGCTAGAGTTAATCCAGAAATGCTTCACCATATTTATGAATGGAATCAGACAGGAAGCCCAAATTCTAGATTATTTGACATACAATATGTAACAAGTCAAATAGGACTTTCTTTTAGATCAACATTTAAACAGTCAACATCTATTAAAAATGGATCACGTGTTCCATTTTATGATAAGGCTAGAATTATGGAACAAGGAATTCCAGTTACTATTATTCCTAAAAGAGCACAGGCATTGGCATTTGAGATAAATGGAGAAACAATATTTACAAGACAACCAATTGAAGTTTTAAACCCTGGAGGAGATGCAGTGCAGGGTGGATTTGAAAAAGTATTTGATTCATTTTTTAATAGATTTTTTACACAGGCATTTTTAAGAGTTAGCGGGATTGCTAAATATTTAGAAAATCCAATAGCATATAAAAAGAATTTATCCGCTGGTAAGCGTGGCGGAAAAACAAAAGGCTATGAAACAGGATATCGCTGGATAGCGAATGCAGGAGTTGGTAGATAATGTCAGTATCTTTATTGAATACACCAGTTTTATGGATTAATACATATTTAAAAGAAAAAATAGAGGGTTTTGCAGACATTGTTGTTCCATTTTTTCCAACAGGGCCGTCAACAATAGAAACTCTTCAGACACAATTTCCAGAAGAGGGGTCTATGGCAGTTTGGGACAGAATGTTTAGAATGCGTAGAGGTCCATTTCCACACATAAGATGTGAGCAGATACTATATTATTTTTATGCTTCTGGATCACAACCAAACATAACTATGATTAAAATTCAAGAAGCCGTCTTAAGATTTATGGATCGTGGCGATGAAACGGCTCAAGAAATAAACTCATGGGCTAGAGGAAAAACAATAGAGGTTGAGGGTGAAGAATTACAGTGTAAATTCTTCTTCCATAACTTTAAGATATACCATCTAGAAGAGGCACGAGATATAGTAGACTTTGGTACTGCTAGGACTTATGCTGGAAATAAGATTATTATTGATTATGATTATCATCAAGACACAGAAATCCTTTCATAAAAGGCTGTATACTTATCAATGAGGAAACACGCCTTTTAATTTCTAGAAAAATAAAGAGGTGAAATAAATGGCTTATACTCGTGGTACAAGCAATAACATTATCGTTGGTGCTGCCGCTCTCTTCACATATGAGGACGGCGTACTTGCTGATGGTGATTTACCAGCGTACGTAGCAGGCACATCTTACAAGGATACCCTTGAAGATCACGCAGACTTCCGTAACGTTGGTTACACAATGAATGGTCTTGAGATTCAATTCCAGCCTGACTTCGGTGAAGTGCAGGTAGACCAGGTTCTTGACGTTGCTAAGTTGTACAAGCAAGGTATGCAGGTTAACCTAAATACTACATTTGCTGAGTCAACACTTGAGAATCTTCTTTTCGCACTTGCAAGCAGCGATGGCGATTTGACAACAGTCTCAGGCAACCCAACATTAAACCTTTCTGCAGGAGACATCGGCGAATGCCCAGTCGAGCGTGGTTTGGTAGCGGTTGGTCCAGGAACTGGAGAATGTGCTGCTTCGGATCAGATTGAAAGAGTTTATGTAGCATACCGTGCACTCTCAATTGAGAATGTAACTGTATCTGCAAAGCGTGATGAGGCTACAATGTTTGAAGTTTCATTCCGCCTTCTTCCAAATGACGCTGCTTCGTATGGTAAGATCGTAGATCGTACTATCCCAGCATAATACAACTTAATATCAGAAGGCCCAGTCATATTTGAAAAGGCTGGGCTTTTCTGTTTGATATAATAATTATATGGCTACAGAGGTTTATGAGAGTGCATATATTAATTTGATAGACGGAACACAAATATATATTACTCCGCTAAAAATAAAATATCTTAGACAATTTATGCAAGAATTTGAAACTGTAAAATCATCAAATGGAGATGATGAAGCAATCGCAGCATTAGCAAGATGTGCATTAATAACAATGCAACAATATTATCCAAAAATAAATACTATTGAAGATTTAGAAGATAGTATAGATTTAAAAACAATATATAAAATTGTAGATATTGCAGCAGGTATAAAAATAAACAAAGAATCAGAAGAAGAAGTCAAAAAGCAGGCCACAGATAGCGGTGCTTCATGGGAGGATCTTGATTTAGTAAAGTTAGAATCTGAGGTATTTTTGCTCGGTATATGGAAAGACTATGAGGAACTGGAAACATCTATGTCTATGCCAGAATTAACAGCAACACTTAATATAAAAAGAGAGTTAGATTATTCAGAAAAGAAATTTTTAGCAGCAATCCAGGGTGTAGATTTAGACAAAAACTCTAAAAAGAACAATGCCTGGGAAGATATGAAGGCTAGAGTATTTAGTAAGGGTAAGGCACAAAATGCAAATGATATTACAGCCTTACAGGGTATAAATGCACAAAAGGCTGGGTTTGGCATAGGTATGGGACTAGACTATCAGGATTTAACTAAAAAATAAAGTCCTTTATGGTATAATTAACTAAACCTTATAAGGAGGACTAATGGCTACAACCGTGCACGAAGAAAAGTCAATTAAGTTAATTGATGGCACAGAAATAAAAGTAAGACCACTTAAGATCTCTTTACTCCGTCCTTTTATGAAGAAGTTCGAGGGTATCGCAGGAGTGGCAGACGATAATGAAAAGTCTATGACTCTACTTATGGAATGCGTTGCTATTGCAATGAAACAATATAAGCCAGAGTTATCAGAAGATATGGATGCTCTAGAAGAAATTTTAGATCTTCCAACAGTTTATAAGATTGTAGAAGAGGCTTCTGGAATCAAACTATCAGAAGCAGCATCTCTTGTTGGAAATCTTGTAAATAATTAATTAAATAAAGAGGTGTTAATGGATGGCTGATGTTCAATCTAATATTCACGTAAATATAGATACGTCTGAAGCATTAGCCAGTATCAAACTTTTACAAAAACAGATATCAGCCTTCCATTCCTCGATGGCGAAGAGTGGCGCTGCAGCAGCAGCCGTCTCCGCCAATATGCAACAAAACCTAATAAACTCTTTAAATGCTACAGGCAAATTCTCTGCCTCAATGCAAAATGTAAAAACTACAACTGAGTCTTTTACAAATTCCCTTGAAAAAAACAAATTATCAATGCGGGATTATTACCGCTATTCAATGGGAGCAACAAAAACATTTGGTAAATTTTTTCAGTCTGAATTTGACACCATAAATAAGGTAGCAAGAGAAAGAGTCAAAGACTTACAAACACAATATATAAAAATGGGCCGTGATGCAAATGGCGCCATGAAGGCTATTGCAGTTAGACCACTTGCATTAGATATGCAAAATCTTGGGACACAGACACAGATTGCTGCACAAAGACAGGCATTGCTTAATCAATTATTAAAGCAAGGCTCAACAAATATGTTGAACTTCGGTAAGAATACTCAGTGGGCTGGTCGCCAGTTAATGGTTGGTTTTACAATTCCACTTACCATGCTTGGCACTACTGCTGCAAAAACATTTATGGCGATGGAAGAGCAGGCAATTAGATTTAAGCGTGTTTACGGCGAATTATTTACTACTACTGAAGAAACTGACAAGATGCTTACAGACATTAAACTTCTTGCCAAAGAATTTACCAAGTACGGAGTTAGTGTTGAAAGTACTATGAAGATGGCAGCAGATGCTGCTGCTTCTGGTAAGATGGGTGCAGATCTTCTTGCACAGATAAATGAAGCAACTAGACTCTCTGTATTGGGTGGAGTTGAACAAGAACAGGCATTAGAAACAACAATATCTTTAACTGATGCCTTTGCTGTATCAGCAGAAAACTTGACTAAAAAGATTAACTTTTTAAACTCTGTTGAAAACCAAACAGTTGTATCTATTGAAGATTTGACTATTGCGATTCCTAAAGCAGGCCCAGTTGTTAAACAATTAGGTGGAGATGTTGAGGACCTAGCATTCTTCCTTACTGCTATGAAAGAAGGTGGCATCAACGCATCAGAGGGCGCTAACGCCTTAAAGTCTGGTTTAGCAGCCTTGATTAATCCAACAGAAAAAGCAAGTGCTATGTTGGCAGAAATGGGTATTAATATTAAAGGTATTGTTGAAGGAAACCAGGGCAATGTTAAGGGTGTAGTAACAGATTTTGCTCAAGCATTAAACACCCTAGATCCACTAAATCGTGCTCGTGCAATTGAACAATTGTTTGGAAAGTTTCAATTTTCTCGTTTATCAACATTATTTCAAAATGTTATTCAAGAGGGAAACCAGGCAAGTCGTGTACTTCAGTTAACTAAAGCAACAACTGAAGAACTTGCAATTCTTTCAGAGAGAGAATTAGCAAGAGTTGAAGAGTCAACAACTTATAAGTTTAAGAAAACTATCGAAGATCTAAAGGTAGCCATAGCACCAGTTGGAGAAGAATTTTTAAAGGCAATAACTCCCATAGTAGAATTTGTAGGAAATGTTTTAGAAAAGTTTAATAATCTTAGCGACGGCGCAAAGAAATTTGTAGTAATATTAACTACTTTATTAGGTGGAATAGGACCTATATTTTTAATGACCTTCGGTTTGTTGGCTAATGGTTTGGCTAACATTATTAAACTTTTTGTTAATATTAAAAGTGTATTTAATAGAACTGGGCAATCTTCAAAAATACTAGGAGATCAGACTAGTTATTTAACAACAGAACAATTGAAGGCATCAGCCGTAGCATCTTCTTTAAATCAGGTCCACACACAACTATCTCAAACATTTACATCTGAAATTGCTGCACTTAATGCATTAACAAGTGCTTATCAAAGAGCGATTGCTGCACAAAGAGGTTTTGGCGGACCTGTTGTTGGTAAAAACAGAAAGGGCTTTGCAGATGGAACTAAAAAAGTAAAGCCATTCTATTTTGCAAAAGGAACAGATACAGTACCTGCAATGTTAACTCCTGGTGAGGCAGTTATTCCAGCAGGCCCAGCACAAGATCCACGCAATAAGCCAGCAATTAGCCATATGATTGCAGGCGGAGTAATGCAACAGTTTAAGGTTGGAACTGCTGGCGCTGGAGACTTCTCTCATATTGGCGGAATGCGTACTGTAGGTGCACTAGATTTGGCAAATATGCTTAAGAGAATGCCTGCAGGAATTATTAGCGATAGGGCAATGAAGGCAGTAGAGGCTGTTGCAATGAAATTTGCTAATACGCTTAAAATAAATCTTTATGGAAAACTTGGTATAACAACTGGTATGTCATCTCAACTAGATGCAAGAGGCAAGCCAGTTTCAATGAATAATCTTATGAAGGCTGGCGGACGTGGTGTCGGCAAGGGCGAATTCATGGCTGACTGGGATAAGAGAGGCTTGGATAGATGGAAGATATCATTACGTAATGGTGGAATGAAGATGCAGGATGTTGCTCAAGATTTAGCAATCTTGGACACACATATGAAGGATTATCTGACAAGCCTTGATTCAAATACTAAAATTACAGATGTACATGTTAAGCAGGCGTATGATCATGCTAAGAGACAGATGGGTGCAAATAATAAGTTAGTACAGGCATTTGAACAACTTGCACTAACAGCAGGAGAAGCAAGAATTAATATATCTCAGGCAGCACAAAAGGCTGCAGGACTTTCAACAGTTGCTGGCGGAGGAAGTAAGGGTGCAGTTAATGTTGGAGGAATGAAGATTCGTCGTGGTGGAGATAGGTTTACATTCTATAAGAGAACTGGATTTAGTTTAGTAGACTTTGCAGAAAAGAGCATGGTAGAGGGAATGATGGAAAGAGCACAAGTTGCCTCACCATCAAGAGTAACAAAGAAGGTCGGCGGAGATATAGCATCTGGAGCCATCATAGGTCTTAAAGAATATGTAGATGATGCTAGGGCTGCTGGTCAGCAGTTAGGTGCTGCAACAGTACAAGGAACTCAAGCACAAAAGGCTGCAGCATCAAGAGCAGCACTATATGGAACTGGGCCAATAGATCCTGCACAAAAATCTTTACGTAGGCAATTAGAGAGACAGGCAAGATTACAGGAACTTGCAACAAAGAGAGCATATCAACAATCTACAATAACTGGGTTTGTAGCAGGAGGAGCAGGTGCTGGAGGAAATACTGGTGGCGGTAGAAATGGTGGACGTGGAGGGTTTTTTGGTAGATTTAGAAAACCAACTCCAGCAGATGGATCCGAGCCAAAACAAAAAATGGGCATGGGTGGAGCAGCAATGGGATTATCTATGGCAGCAGCAGCAGGCTCAATGGCGCCAGGAAAAGTTGGAGAAGTTTCTCAGCAACTAATGATGCCTTTAATGGTATTGTCAATGCTTGCCATGATGCCAGCAAAGATTGCAGGTGTTGTTGCAGCACTTGGCGTACTATCCTATGCGATAATTTCAACAAGAATGGCTTTTGATAAAGCACAAGACTCAATGATGAAATTAGTGGAGTCTACAGCCTCAAGTTCACAATCAATAATGGAGTTGAGTAAGTTTGCGGGAACTGTAAGTGCTGGTGAAGTAATGAGAAGAAGAAGATCAGAAGGGCTTTCTCCGTTTGACATTAAGCCAGGAAAAACAACATTTGGAGAAAGTTTTGTTCAATCAGAAACTGGCAAGGCTACACTTTCTGCAGTTGGTCAAAATATTAAAGCGGTAGGAAAAAAGCAGGCTCAGGCAGACCTAACTAATCAACTAGTAACAGGAGTTATATCTGGTTCATTAACTCCAGCACAGGCTAGATCTATTGCTGGAAATATAGGAAGAGAACTTGGAGATTATGGTTTTGGAATTCAGGTAAATGCAAAATTAATAGAACTACTTGGACCTAATGGAGAGAACTTAATAAAAGATCCACTAACAATAAGAGTTAAAATGATTGAAGAAACTCGTGCAAGAGCAGGACTCGCTGCAGAAAAAGCACGTAGTGCAGGAGGTATTAACGCAACTGGAGTAAGGCAGATTGGTGGTGGAGCACTTGGTGGAGCAGCAGCAGGCGCTCTGGCAGGTGCAGTTGTAGGTTCTGCAGTGCCAATTATTGGAACTGCTTTAGGAGCAATTGCTGGTGGAATTATTGGCGGAGTTGCTGGTGGCATTATTGGTGGAAAAGAAAGACAACGTAAGATTGGTGAAGCCTCTGGAGCATCTGTTGCAATGAACAAGGTTGCACTTGAACAGCAACAAGAAATGATAGACTCATTAGATTTAGAGTATGAAAAGAAAATTGAAAATGCCAGGGCTGCTGGAAATCAGGCTGAGGCAGAAAGACTAACCAACGAATATATTAAAAATAGAAACGCTTTACTTTTAGAAAATGGTAAAACAGTTACTGACATACAGACACAGTTTGAGAAGTCTAGGGGCGCAACAAGAGAAGCCCTTATGACTGGTGTAGATAAAGCGATAACAAAGAAGTATAAGGGTACTGCTTTAGAGGATGTCGCACCTCTTGCAAAAACATTGATTGAGGATTCTGGAGTGTCACAAGAGCAACAATATACCTTAAAAATGCAGTTAGCAACTGGCAATATTGATCCAATGCAATTAATTGATATGATGGAAATGTTTGGCAAAGATAGCAAAACATTAAGCAAGGTAATTAATATAATTGGAAAGTTTGGTGGTACATTTGCCAACGAAGTTCAGGGTATTGCTTCTATGTTTAAAAATAAAAAGACTGCAGCAAAGTTTATTGCCGAAATAGAAACAAAAAGTCCAGAAGAAGCAAGAAAGCATTTAGACTTATTTTCAGATATTGCCAAGGTTTCTAATGTATTAGATATTGATGTTGCTCTTAAGTATTATCAAGAAAATCCAAAAGCAGCAGAAAAACTACAAGGAATTATAGATAAAATAAATGAACAAAAGGGCAAGATTTCTTTAGAGGTTGCTGCAACTATTCTTGGAACTGAAGAGATGGAAGCATTAAGAAAAGATCAAGAGTATTTTGATTCATTAGATCCAGTTCAGCAAAAGGTATATTTGCAAACATTGACTACAATTGCAAATCTTGAAGGCAATAACAAAGAAGAATTAGAAAACTGGCTAAAACAAAATCCAGGTAAAAAACCAATTGATTATTACATAACTTCTGCACAAAAGGTAACCCAGGTCTCTACAGATACAACTGTTGGATCAAAGGGCGGTCCTTCTTCTGGAGGAGGAAAAGTAGACTCATCCCCATTAGATGAACTTGTAAAGAAGTTAAGGGATGTTCGCAAAAATCAAATCAAGGTTACTGAGGGTTGGTCTGCATCTCGCAAGGTTTTAGACAATTTATTTGGTGGCAAAAAGAAAATTGATTTCTTTGGCGGTATAGAGCAAGATTTAACTAAATTAGGAGCCAAAGGTAACTTTATAGAGTTAATTGTTGGCATGGATCCAAAAGAATATGAAAAAAGAAAAAATTCATTATTTAAGTTTGATAATAAGGGAAATATTGTAGGACTCAAAAAAGATGCTAAAACTATACAGGAAGCCCTTAACTCAATTGTTGCTGGAGATTTCCAATCTTCGCTATTGCGTCAACAACAAGAATTAAAGGATCAGGCTAAAGCATACAATATTTTAAGAGAGGCTGGAGTCGGAGTTGCAGAGGCACACGAATTAATAGCAGATGCTGCTTTTGCTGCAATGATTGCATCTGAAGGAAATAGTAAGAGTGCAAAGAAATTAATCGATCTTTATAAAAAAGTTCAAGCAGAGCAAAAAAAGACTGATGCTAAAAAGGCAGTTCAGCAAGATATTGAAAACGCACAAAAAGAAATCGCTTTACGCAAAACTTTAGAGTCAAAGAGATTTTCAACCATAGAGCAGATGGCCATTATGTCTGATGAAAATCTTAAAGAGATGGCTAAAAATGGTCAATGGGGGCCTGCATTTCAGCAAAGACTACAACAAATATTTGATAGTATAGAGTTTAAAGAGTCTGTATTTCAAAATGGATTTGATAAGGCCATGGAAAGATTCTCTGCTATGGAAGCAAAGATTGAGATTGACTTCCAAAAAACAACAATGGGCGATCAAGATGTTATTGAAAAAGCACAGGATAAAATTGCTGGACTGCAATATCAAATTGATGATTGGGAAGCACAATTAGTTGAAATTGAAGATAAAGAAAAAGATATTAATGATAAATATGATGCTAGATTTGAAGCATTAGATTCTTTAAGATCTCTTAACGAGCAGATATCAAGACAACAAAAGGGTCAGTTAACTCTTGCTGACGCATTATCTCAAGGCGACATTTCTGCTGCTGCTCGTGCAGCACAAGATATTCGTACGCAACAAGCATCTGATGCTCTTGATGCACAGCAAAAATCTCTTGAGGCTGCTAAAGAAAACGAATTAGCAAATGTAAGAAATACTCTTGGGTATACTCGTGCACAAATTGAAGATCAAATTAAGGGACTAAGAGATAAAATATTTAAAATCGAAGAAGCAGAATTAGAGCCAGCACAAGAAAGAGTAAGAATTGAAGAAGCAAAGAAGAGAGAGTTAATACAGTCTCTTACTGTACTTGGTAAAACTAGACTTGAGTGGGAAGAGCAAAAAAATAGAATTGATCTTGCAAAAACAGCAAGTGATGAATATACTAATGCAATGAAAGCAGCACTTGATATTGTTGAAGATATAGTAAAGTATTGGAAAAGTCTAGAAAGAGAATTTATAACAACTCATAGAATTATTACTATTTATGAGGGTGGAAGCACTGGTGGCAGTACTGGCGGAAATAATGGTACACCAGACGGAATACCAGATAATTGGGATCCTTCGGCGATTAGGAAAAAAGATGAAGATACTAGTGATGACTTGCCAACTAGTCCGATTACAGACAACGGAAAAGATAAAACAAACAATGGCGATGGCAAAGCAAATGATGGAAATAAAAAAGATTATACTGGTAGAGATGTAAATGGATTTACTCCATATTTAAATGAAGCAAAATCTGAATATGATAAGTTAGTTGCAAAATCTTTAACGCCTGGAACAAGTCCTAGTGATTGGGGCCATGCTTTAGCAGCAGCAGATCAAAAGGTCATTAATGCAATTAATTTAGTTGATGCAAAAAATGATTACAATAAAAAAGTTACACAAAGTTTAAGTAAGGGCGCAACGCCTAGCGATTTTGGACATTCTTTGGCAGCAGCAGATGCTAAGGTTATTAATGCAGCAAATAAGGTTATAGCATCGTCTACTAAAGCAAATGCAGAAAAAGCAAAGGCAGATGCAGCAGCAAAGGCAAAGGCAGCAGCAGATTTAAAGAAATTTGGTGGAAATGCAATAGCAGCCTCTCAGTTTGCTAATTGGCCTTCAGGTAAAGCATCTGGCGGACTAATTAAGAGATTTGCTGTAGGTGGCCCAGTAATTGGAACAGATGTAATTCCATCAATGCTAACCCCTGGAGAATTTGTGATGAGCAGATATGCAGTAGATAGTTTTGGCCTTGATAAAATGAAAGCAATCAATAACGGAACATACTCAGATGCCTCAGTGTATAATTATAGCGTGGCAGTAAATGTAAGATCTGATGCTAATCCAGAAGAAATTGCAAGAGCAGTCATGACACAAATTAAGCAGGTAGATTCAAAGAGGTTAAGGAGTAATAGGATATAATGTCAAGTGCTAGTTATATTACAGGAAGGCGTAAGTATCAACGCCCACAGGCCATGTTATGGTCTAATAATTCTGGCACATTAGTTAATGGTTTATATATTCCAAATGGGCTTGAGGTTGGACAAGACCCAGGATCAGAAACAAATACATCTTTATATAATCAATTTTTAATATTGTCTGATGATAATAGGCAAGATATTGACTTTAAGCCTATTAGAATTGAAAAAAGAGAAAGAATGATTAATGGAAGAATGCGATCTTATCATATAGCAGACAAACTTCAAATAACTACTTCGTGGCAAATGCTTCCATCTAGATCATATTTTACTGTTCCAGAATTTAATGCAACAACTGGAATATCTCCACACGCTGGATCTAATAATTTAGAATATACGACTGACGGAGGTGCTGGAGGGGTAGAGTTATTAGACTGGTATGAAACACATAAGGGGCCATTCTGGGTATATCTTGCGTATGACAAATACTCAAATTTTGGGAAAAACTCAGATGCATATGCACACTTACCACAATATAATCAATTATTACAAATGTATTTTACAGATTTTAGTTATAGTGTAGTTAAAAGAGGCGGTAGTAATTTTGATTTTTGGAATATTAATATTAGCCTGGAAGAGGTATAATGTTTCAGAATACAGAATTAAAAGCCCACTTAGAATCATCTAGCACAATCAAAACGCAATCTGCTGTCATTGCTGAATGGAATATGAATATTGCTGATAATATTTTTAGAATAGGCAATTATAGATATAGACCAACAGAAAATATTTCTAATAAATATAAATTAATACCAAATACATTTGATGCAAATGATAGTGGAAATTTTTATACTGGGGCAACTGACGCAGATATTAAGATAGATGGCGGAATAGATCCAGTAGATAATGAACAGCCTTGGTTTTTGCTTGCACAAAATAAAAAAAATTCAATGATTTATTCATTAGAAGATTGTTTTAAAAAGTTTCGACCCAGATCTGGAATTAACAAAGCATCATATTCTCCTGGAAAAAAATTACATCATTCTAATCCAAATATGTTTAATCGACCAAGATACTACATGGCTGATAAAAATGATAAATTTAAATATTGGACATCTTATAGAACAGAATCAGGAATAGCAAGAGGTATAGCAAATAAACTTGTTAGTGGTCAGCATTTTATTGATGACGTTGCTCCATTTGTAGTTTATCAAAATCAAGTGCCTGCAAATAGAATTGTAATAAAAATGCAGACTAATGTTGGAGGTATAGACTTAGGACCATTTTCAAGTTCTGCAGGATCGTTTCCAGACCCACTTTATGGCCCATCAAATCAAACAACCCCAGTAAGATGGAAGATTCAATATTTAAAAAACAATAGTTGGGTAGATGCTATTAATTTTGACTCTACAAGCATAAGATCAGATGGAACAAGAATTATTAAAGAAGATGGATATGTAGAATTGGCATACGGCCTTAAAGTTCCACAAAAATATAAGGATGTTTTTATACGTGCTGAAGAATATAATAGTGAATCATTTTTGCCTGAAAAATCTATTAATGGCTATGCATATTTAATTAAATTGAATGATTCAGATATTGGGACATATCATATTTGGTTTGAAAATAATTGGGAAACATTTGTTCCAGAATATGGCTGGTATCTAGAAGAAGAAACTGTAAATAGGCTTACTAACTTTGTAACAGATTTAACTAATCCAGTATCATTTTCTTCATCAATAGATGGAAAAAATATTTATCGTGAATTTGAATATATTAATGGTATTAGAATAGTTGTAGATACGATGAATAAGGTAGATTCATCTTTTGATTTAATTGAAATGTCGCCAAGATTGGTAGCAGATATATCAGACAAAACTACAAACTTTTCTGTAAAAAAGACTGCTTCTGATTTAGGTACAAGTGGTTTGCCAGTAGGACAGTTGCTTGCTTCTGTTGGAAGCCTTACACTTTTTGACTATGATGCAGCATTTAATGAAAACAACACAGACAGCATTATTTATAAATATCTTTCTAATAATATTCAAATTAAATTTTACGATATAGTTGTTGATGTAAATGGCTATGATTATCTGGTACCAATAAAGACTTTATATTGTGACGGTTTCCCAAAATACAATCCAAACGACAGAAAGGTAAATTTAGAACTTAGAGATTTATATTTTTATCTTGAATCTATAACTGCTCCAGAAATGTTAGTTACCAATGTATCATTAAGTTATGCAGTATCTCTTTTGTTAGATTCTGTTGGATTTTCTAACTACACCTTTAAAAGAGTTTCTGGAGAAAAAGAATTAGTAATCCCATTTTTTTATATTGCTCCAGATAAAAGTGTGGCAGAAGTTTTGTCAGATTTAGCAATATCAACACAGACTGCAATGTTTTTTGATGAATATAATAATTTTGTTATGATGAGTAAGCAATACATGTTACCATTAGAAACAGACAGAGGTATAGACTATACTCTTTACGGATCAAATGATTTTGAGGATACTGGAGTTATAGAAAACAAAAATAAAAACTCTAAAATAACAAACATAGTAGATATAGTTTCTTCTGATAAAAATGTATTTAATGACGGCAAAATTAATTATAACAGCAGATACATTCAACGTTCTTACGGAACCATCAAGCAAGCCAGCATGGTTGACAACGAAGTTGTTTCAAAAAATTGGATATACAAGCCAGCCCTGTTATGGGAAGTTACTGGAGATCAAACTTTAAGATCTATTAATGGAGAAGTTTCTAGTCAGTCTTCATATAGTCTTTCTGCTATACCATTAAACTCTGACTTATCATCAATTGTTCCATATGTTTCAAATAATATTCTTGTTAATAATATTATTGATTTAGGAGAAGCAGTTTATTGGCTTGGAAAGCATAATGGATATTTTTATGCTAATGGAGAAATAATTAGATTTGATGCAATTCAATATAGTATTCCAGGTGCTCAAAAAAATATAGTTTTAGACAACGGTAATGGAAAGCCAACATTTACTACTCAAACAGTTGGCGCAATAGGAAACGTATGGATTAGCAGTAATCAAGAATATCAGGACTATATGTCAAAACTAACGTTTAATGGAAAAATATATCCTACGGGGCTAGTTAGAATATATGCAGAGCCAAAGTATGAAGAAATAAACGGAATAACAGTAATGAAAAATGGCGAGGTATCTAGACATGGCAGAGGACAGTTTGGAACCCCTATAGTTAATCATAAAGCAGGACTAGACCCCTATTGGTCAAATAACGCATATGTTCGTGGATTTAATATGAAAAGCAAACACTTGTTTGGTTTGGTAGATGGAGATATATTAACTAATGAATCAATTTCAGAATTATCGTTAAGTACAAACGTGGCTGGAGCAAATAATTCTAGAGCGTTACAAAATGTAAGAACTGGAATTATTAAAAATTTTATGTCATCGTCTTATACTAAAGAAACACAAAACAATACAATAAAGTCAACACAGGCAGGATCAGTTCAATCTTCTGCTTTGGTTATGAACGGCCCATCATTTGGCACAACAGAAACTCCAATTAACTTTTTATCATATCAGTATAAGGCTCTAGATAATAAATATAAACATTTCGGAACTAGAATGAGAATAGTTGGAAAAATTGAAGCCAGCGAAACTGTAGGCCAGACCCCAATAAACGCAACTCCTTATTATGTTTTGCCAGGAAGCCAGCCTAGTCAAAGACTTAATATTTCTGGAGGTTCTGGTGGTATTGCAGTAATGATTAATCCAGCAACAAATGTAGGATATTATTTTGAAATAGTTTCTTTAACCGAAAAAAATGTAAGTGAATATTCATCAGAATCAGATAGCCTTCACAATATATTATTTTATAAAGTTTATTCAGATTCAGAATCAAATGCAATACCAATAAAACTATGGGGCGGGTTTGGAAATATAGTTGTAGATGATGGTAAATTCACTGGTCAAAGCAGAATTATAGGAGAAGAAAATCCAACAGTATATGATCTTGCTGTTGAATATCAAGATATAGGATCTATTAGAAGATTCTATTTATATATAAACAATAAATTAATTAAGATAGTTGACGACTCTTCTCCTTTGCCAATATATAATAATATTGCGCTTTTTGTGCGTGGCGGATCAAAATGTATGTTTGAAAATATTTATGCATTAACTAATAACTATAGCCAGAACACTGTGTTTGCATTGGACACACCAGTTAGTGCAGCATTTGATGATAATGAAATTAATGCAAATGAATCATTTAGAAAATATGCAATGTCTGGTATAGTTCAGTCTACATATTTATCTGGCATAAGTGTTGGAGAGCCACCTAAATTTAATTTATATTTTGATGAGTTTGGAACAATTATGAGAGAGGCAGCATATTTAAAGATAAAATATGATAAGGCATATCCAGCATTATATGCCCAACTATCTCCAACGTTTAACAGAATTAAAGGATACACGGTTTCTGGCTTTAGAGCAGGATCCTATGGTGCAGAATTTTTGATATTTAATTCTACTGATACTGCATTAAATTTAGATGAAACAAGCGGTAACTACTTAAGAATTCAGGGAATAACTTTTACTCAGCAATCTCAAAATGAATTAAGCGTTGATAGTTATTTTATTAAGAATAGTAACTTTGCTGATCCAGTTATAGGAAAAGATAATTTAATTGTTTCACCATTTAGAGCACAACAAGATTATGACAAAATAAAAACAAGTAGGCTCACGTATGGCAAAAAAGAATTTTCTCTAAGTCCATCTTATGTACAATCTGAAGATGACGCAAGAGACCTGATGTCTTGGATTATAAATAAGATTATGAAACCAAGAAAGAATGTAGGAGTTAAAATATTTAGCACTCCAATAATTCAACTTGGAGATATTGTAAATATTCAATATAAAGACTCAGAAAATAAGGATGCGGTTGCTTCTAGTGAAAGCAGATTTGTTGTGTATAATATAGATTATCAAAAAGATTCTGCAGGTCCCTCTATGACCCTGTATATGAGTGAGGTATAAAAATGGTATATTTTGATTCCAGCGGAAAAATAGTTTATGATGATTATCCAGCCACTCCAGACGTCAATATGAGATGGAAGCCAGGAACATTAATCCCAAGCGAAGAAGCGCTGAACTCATATCTAGATTCTATTTCTGGATTAAACGCAACACCAGATAGCCCAGATGTTATTGACTTAGTTCAACAAAACAATCCAGATGTAAAGCCAGCGACACCAGATATTATATTATTTAATGATGACGCAGTCCCTATAGAAATAATGACAGATTTAATATTTGAGAATATTGGTGGACAAGAGTTAATCAATATAGTAAGATCAGACTTAGTTAATGGGCAAAATGTTTTATATCAACCGATTAAAAACTTAAGTAATGTATATTTTCAGTATAACCCTCAAAATATTTTGTCATTACAAGATATAGATTCTAATTATTTTAAAAAGTTTCCAATTAATTTTAATAGCAAAATTCCAGAATGTGGAACAGGACCAGACTGCGCTATTGTCTACATAGACTCAGATACAGGGGACTTAGTAATAAATGTTATTAATTTGGCTCGAGACGAACAAGTTGAAGTTTCTATAATTTCAGATGGGGCTGTTCTAGATGATACAATATACGGAGTGATACCATGATAACAAATACAGGCAAAAGCATTTTAGCAAAATATCTAATAGGCCAGGCACCAGCCTATGCCTCTTATGTGGCAATTGGCTGTGGGGCAAAGCCATTAGCAACTAACCAGTCATTCGGCGATTACTCAGATAAAAAGGCATTAGATTTTGAAATGTTTAGAGTTCCAATAACTTCAAGAGGATATGTCAATGAAGATGGAATAAATAAAATCGTATTAACGGCAGAACTTCCTACAGACGAAAGATATGAGATTTCTGAAGTAGGAATATTTTCAGCAGGGGCTAACCCATCAGCGGGGGCATACGACAGTAGAACGCTTCTTGCTTTTACTGTTAATGAAAATTGGGAATATCATAATCAAACATCTTCAAGCGAATTGCCAATAGTTTATGAACCGCTTGATGGCGTTGCCGAAGATGGTTTAATAAATCAAACATATGAAGCATTTCAAACAAACTCTGATAACAGATTGTTTACCAACCCAGATAGAACTTCTAGATATGAACGTGCTAGATTTTTTAATAATATTGTAATGATGAGAGGAGACTCTGCAAATTTACAGATACAATCAAATCATTTAGTTCCAGCGATTGGATCAAATCATATTCACTTACTTGGAACCGCATTAGATTTTAATAAAAATGCACCTACAGATGAAATTAAATTGGCATTCAGTGTTATAAGTAAAGATCCAGATCCTTCAATTCTTCCAGATCAAGTCAGGATTCTTTTAGAGTTTGCAGAAAGTGATTCCCCAGGGACAGGAGAATGGGCCAGGTTTGAGGTAGTTATGCCTGCAAATGACTATTCATTTTCAACTAATAGATATTATGTAATTACAAAACAATTACAAGAACTGTACAAAAGTACTGGTTTCACATGGAACAATGTTAGTATAGTAAAAATATATACAACTGTTATTAAAAACAATATACCATCTGATGATTTTTATGTTGGTTTAGATGCAGTCAGATTTGAAAATGTTTCAACAACAAATCCAGTATATGGATTAACAGGTTATACAGTACTAAAAAATGTAAATGCAGAAACTGTCATTAAGGCTGCCAATACTACAAACTATATAGAGTTTAGATTTGCAATGGATGTGCAATAATGTCAACTCCAGATCAAGGAATAAAAAAAATAATTATTCCAAAATCAAAATTACCTGGATTTTTTGGAGAAAATAGGCAGTATGTTTTGCGGTATAGATTTATATCCGAAGACAAAAATAGAACGTCCCACTGGTCACCTGTTTATAAAATATTAGCGGAAGATACTCCAAGCGAAATATTAAATAGTATGATTATAGATACTGAAAATAAAGTAATAAATATAGCGTGGGAGCCACAAAGCAATATAGATGAGTATTTTATTTATGTAAAATGGAATAATTCTGGATGGAAATATTATGCAAAAACATCACAAACAAATTATTCAATTGTATATGACTCAAACAAAACTTATGTTCATATTGCTGTGCAGCCAAAAACAATACCATTGGAAAGATTTGCAGACTCAGAATTCTTTGAAAATGAGGGCAGTCTGATATAATTAGACAGGAGGAATAATGGCAAAAATACCACTACCAGAACTAGGTCAACCGCTAGACGTTTCATATATATATCAATTAGCAAATGCAATAAATGAGTTATCTCTACAGGTATCACCTGCAATATATAAATATGTTACTGTGGATGTTCCTAATGGCGTTCAGCAAAATGCAAAGGCTTCTGAAACAAGAATAATTGCAGGATATGCTGATGTTGTAAAAAGTTCAAATCAAAGTATTGGTAGTCAGCAACCATTTACATATAACTTTCCAGCGGACTTTAAGTTTGCTCCCATTGCAACAGCGACTCCAGTAAATATTGGCGGAACAGAAGCAGGCAAAAATGTATCTGTTGTAATAAAATCTATTACAACATCTAAGATAGATGGCATAGTTAATTTTAATTCTACTGGAGACGTTTCAATCGGCGTTAATTTAATTATCGTTGGCATACCTAATTAATGATTAAATGCAAAAAATGTTTTCGCAAAATGTTAATAGACAGAGTGTACAACTCAGTTTCTCATTTAGAAATATATTGTTTGGTGTGTGGATCAAGAAAATTTTTTCACCCGCCATCTGATTCGGAGGAAGGTAGATGGCTGCTAAAAAAGGAAACAGAACGAGCGAAGAGTACAATCTCGCCCCT